CGACATCGAAACCATCAACGCCAAGGTGCGCGACAACCTCAACCGTGAAAAGGCCGAGGAAGATGCCCGCGCCTATCAGCAGCAGTACGACAGCCTGACCGCCGACATCGAACAGCTCCGCGAGGACAAGCGCGCGCTGCTGGACGGCGCCAAGCTGCCGATGGAGGGCCTCGGCGTGGCAGACGGTGCACTGACCTATCACGGCCAGAAATGGGATAATATGTCCGGCAGCGAACAGCTGCGGGTGGCGACCGCCATTGTGCGCTGTCTGAAACCGCAGTGCGGCTTCGTGCTGCTCGACAAGCTGGAGCAGATGGACCTCGGCACGCTGCATGAGTTCGGCGCGTGGCTGGAGAGCGAGGGCTTACAGGCCATCGCAACGCGCGTTTCGACCGGTGACGAGTGCTCCATCATCATCGAGGACGGCTATGTGCAGGGCGAGGAACAGCCTTTGCCTGACGAGCCGCAGAACACATGGAAAGCAGGTGCATTTTAATGCAAATCATCCGCGGAAAACAGAAAACCGCGCTCAAGGTTGTCGTGTACGGTCCGGAGGGCATCGGCAAATCAACGTTTGCCGCACAGTTTCCGAACCCGCTGTTCATCGACACCGAGGGCGGCACCAAGCACATGGACGTCGCTCGCACGCCTAAGCCGACCAGCTGGGTCATGCTGCTCGGTCTGGTCAAAGAGTGCATTGCCGACCCGAGCCTGTGCGGCACGCTCATCATCGACACGATGGACTGGGCGGAGCTGCTGTGCAGCCGCTATGTCTGCGACAAGGCACAGAAAAAGAGCATCGAGGAGTTCGGCTACGGCAAGGGCTACACCTATCTGATGGAGGAGTTCGGCGCCCTGCTGAATACGCTGAACGAGCTGGTCGAGCGCGGTGTGAACGTGGTTGTCACGGCGCACGCCAAGATGCGCAAGTTTGAGCAGCCGGACGAGCTCGGCGCATACGACCGCTGGGAGATGAAGCTGTCCGCCAAGACCGCGCCGCTCGTCAAGGAGTGGGCGGACATGGTGCTGTTCGCCAACTACAAGACGTTCGCCGTCAAGACCGAGAACGGCAAGACCAAGGGGCAGGGCGGCGAGCGCCGGATGTACACCACCCATCACCCGTGCTGGGATGCCAAGAACCGCTTCGGCCTGCCCGGCGAAATGCCGTTCGACTATGCCGGAATCGCCCATATCATCGGGGACGAAAAAAATATTCGGTCAATTACTGAACCGAATGAACCGTTTGTGGTCAATTCTGCGGACAAAACGCCGGATAAGTGTAAGGACGTTTCCGATGCACCTGCACAGGCGGCAGTAAGCGAACCGGCGAAACCGGACGGCACCGTGCCGGACATTCCGGCAGGTATCCCGCAGGCGCTGCGCGACCTGATGCAGGCCAACAACGTCACCGCGACCGACATTCAGACCGCCGTTTCCGCTAAGGGATATTTCCCGCTCGGCATGGAGATCACCGACTATCCGGCGGATTTCGTCAACGGCTGCCTGATCGGTGCGTGGGATCAGCTCTATCAGGTCATTCTGAAAGAGCGCAAGGACATTCCGTTTTAATCAAGGAGGACAATTCTTATGAACGACAACATTCTGGATCAGGAGCTCGGCTGGGAAGACGAGATCGAAAACGAGGGCAGTCCGCGCCGTGTGCTCGAGCCGGGCGAGTACCCGTTTACCGTACTGGGCTTTGAGCGTGCCCGCTACGCCGGCAGCGAAAAGGTAGCGCCGTGCAATCAGGCGATCCTGCACCTGCGTGTGGATGCGCCGGACGGCGAGAGCGAGATGAACGTCAACCTGTTTTTGCTTAAGCGCTTTGAGTGGAAGCTGTGCCAGTTCTTCACGTCCATCGGCCTGCGCCAGCACGGCGAAAAGCTGCGTATGAACTGGGCGGCTGTCACCGGCAAGACCGGCCGCTGCCGCATCACCAAGCGTACTTACAAGGACAAGACCGGCGCAGACCGCGAAACCAACGATCTGGACGAGTTCCTCGACCCGCTGGGTGCTCCGTCCATGCAGCAGGCGGGCGGCTTCACGCCGGGAGCATTCTAATATGGAACTGCGACCGTATCAGCAGGCGGCGCGTGAAGCGGTCGAGAACCGCTGGGAGCAGGGTGACGACAGCACCCTGCTTTCTATTCCCACCGGCTGCGGAAAGACTGTCATTTTTGCGAAGATTGCCGAGGACAGGGTACGGCAGGGCGACCGCGTGCTCATCCTCGCGCACCGCGGTGAGCTGCTCGATCAGGCCGCCGACAAGCTGCACACCGCGACCGGACTTTCCTGCGCGACCGAGAAAGCCGAGCAAAGCTGTCTGGGCAGCTGGCTGCGCGTGGCGGTCGGCTCGGTGCAGACCCTCATGCGGCCCAAGAGGCTGGCGGCGTTCCCGCGGGACTACTTCGGCACCATCATCATCGACGAAGCGCATCACGCGGTATCCGACAGCTACGGACGTATCCTGAATCACTTCGACAGCGCAAAGGTGCTCGGCGTAACCGCAACGCCCGACCGAGGTGATATGCGAAATCTCGGCAGCGTGTTTCAGTCGCTGGCGTATGAGTATTCGCTGACCAAGGCAATCCGCGAGGGCTACCTTGTGCCCATTAAGGCGCTGACCGTGCCGCTCAAAATGGATTTGACCGGTGTCGGCGTGCAGTCCGGCGACTTTAAGCCGGGCGACCTCGACAGTGCGCTCGACCCGTACCTCTACCAGATCGCGGACGAGATGGCAAAGACCTGTGCCGACCGCAAGACCGTTGTGTTCCTGCCGCTGGTCAAGACCAGCCAGAAATTCCGCGATATTCTGTGTTCGCGCGGCTTCCGTGCAGCAGAAGTGAACGGCGAATCGCCCGACCGCGCGGAAATCCTTGCGGCATTCGACCGCGGCGAGTACAACGTGCTGTGCAACAGTATGCTGCTCACGGAAGGCTGGGACTGCCCGAGCGTCAACTGCGTTGTGGTGCTGCGCCCGACTAAAGTACGCAGCCTGTACAGCCAGATGGTAGGCCGCGGCACGCGCCTGTTTCCCGGCAAGACCGACCTGCTGCTGCTGGATTTCCTGTGGCACACCGAGCGGCACGAGCTTTGCCGACCGGCGCATCTGGTCTGCGAAACCGCCGAGGTGGCCGAGAGCATGACCGAGAGTGCAGCCGAGCAGGGCGGTCCGGTGGACATTCTGGAAGCCGCCGAGCAGGCCGAGAGCGATGTGGTGCAGCAGCGCGAGGAATCCCTCGCCAAGCAGCTGGCGGAGATGAAAAGCCGCAAGCGCCGTCTGGTGGACCCGTTACAGTTTGAGCTGTCCATTCAGGCGGAGGATTTAGCAGGCTACACACCTGCATTCGGCTGGGAGATCGCGCCGCCGAGCGAAAAGCAGCTCGGCGCACTGGAAAAGTGGGGCATCCGTCCGGACGAGATCGAATGCGCGGGCAAGGCGGCAAAGCTGCTCGACCGTCTGGCGGCACGCCGCACCGAGGGTCTGACAACGCCCAAGCAGATTCGTCTGTTGGAACAGCGCGGTTTCCACAACGTAGGAACATGGACACTGGAACAGGCAAAGCAGATGATTGACCGTATTGCAGCGAACCGGTGGCACGTACCGCGCGGTGTCAATCCGCAGGAGTACATTCCGGAGTAATGGAGGATAAATGAAGCAGGACGAACTCGATCTCCGGCAGGCGCTGGACTACATCGACCCGAGAGAACTCTCGTACAGCGAGTGGGTCGGCGTCGGCATGGGACTGAAAGAAGCAGGCTATCCCGTCGGTCTGTGGGAGGACTGGTCAAGACGGGACGGCGGGCGCTACCGCAGCGGCGAGTGCGCCCGCAAGTGGGACAGCTTTCGCGGCACGGACACGCCCATCACGGCGGGAACCATCGTGCAGATGGCGCAGCGAGGCGGCTGGCAGCCGAACGGCGGCGACTGTGAACTCGGCTGGGACGATGAGATCGGCGGCAGTGAGCCGTACCGTGTGATTGACCCGCACTGGGTCGAGGCGCAGGAGATTGCTGAACCCGCCGAGTGGCATCCGGCGCAGCAGCTCATCACCTACCTCGAAACGCTGTTCGACAGCGAGGAGCACGTCGGCTACGTCACCCGCTCGTTCTCGAACGAGGACGGCAAGGCCATGCCGACCAAGGGCGACTGGGCGCGAACCGCCGGTCAGCTGGTGCAGGCGCTCTCTGCCTGTGGCGACGACATCGGCAGCGTGCTCGGTGACTACGACCCGGCGGTCGGCGCGTGGATCCGCTTCAACCCGCTCGACGGCAAGGGCATCCGCAACGAGAACGTCACCGCGTTCCGCTACGCGCTCGTCGAGTGCGACGGCATGGACATCGACCGCCAGAACGCGCTCATCCGCGAGCTGGAGCTGCCGGTGGCGTGTCTGGTACACTCGGGCGGAAAGAGCGTGCACGCCATCGTTCACATTGATGCACCCGACTACCCAGAGTACCGCAAGCGGGTCGAATACCTGTACACGGTCTGCCGCAAGAACGGACTGGAACTCGACCAGCAGAACCGCAATCCGTCGCGCCTGTCGCGTATGCCTGGCGTGATGCGAAAGGGACACAAGCAGTTCCTCATCGACACCAACATCGGCAAGAGTGACTTTGCCGAGTGGCGCGAGTTCATTGAGAGCGCAACGGACGATTTACCCGACCCGGAGAGCATGAGCGCGGTCTGGGACGAGATGCCGCCGCTGGCTCCGGCACTCATCGGCGGCGTGCTCCGGCAGGGACACAAGATGCTGCTTGCCGGACCGTCCAAGGCGGGCAAGTCGTTCGCACTGATCGAGCTGACCATCGCCATCGCCGAGGGCAAAAGCTGGCTCGGCTTTGACTGTGCACAGGGCAGAGTGCTGTACGTCAACCTCGAGCTTGACCGCGCCTCCTGCCTGCACCGCTTCCGCGATGTGTACGGCTGCCTCGGCTGGAAGCCGGAGCACCTCGGCAACATCGACATCTGGAACCTGCGCGGCAAGTCCGTGCCGATGGACAGGCTTACGCCCAAGCTGATTCGCAGAGCGGTCAAGAAGGACTACATCGCGGTCATCATCGACCCCATTTACAAGGTCATCACCGGCGACGAGAACTCTGCTGACCAGATGGCGAACTTCTGCAACCAGTTTGACAAGGTGTGCACCGAACTCGGCTGCGCGACCATCTACTGCCACCACCATTCCAAGGGTGCACAGGGCGGCAAGCGCTCGATGGACCGCGCGAGCGGCTCGGGCGTGTTCGCCCGCGACCCGGATGCGCTGCTCGACCTCATCGAACTCGAGGTGTCGGACGACCTGCGCGTTCAGATGGAGAACAACGCCGTCTGCCATGTGTGCGGCGCGGCGCTCGAGGCGGCAGGCAAGAGCGACGAGGTATCGCAGGACGACCTGTGCAGCCAGCGTGCTGCCATGGACGCCTGCAAGCGGCTGCTCTCCGGCGTGGACTACAATCACCTGCTCGACCGCATTGCCGACACCCGGAAAGAGGTGCAGGCACGGACGGCGTGGCGCATCGAGGGCACGCTGCGTGAGTTCCCGAAGTTCCCGCCGGTCAACCTGTGGTTCGAGTTTCCGGTGCACCGGCCGGATGGCAACGGCGCTTTGCAGGACATCAATCCGGACGAAGCTGCTCCGGCATGGCAGCGCGGCGCAAAGGCCCGCAAGGGCAAGGCAAAGCAGGCGAAGCAGAGCAAGAAGGAAGCGTTCGATACGGCGTACAATGCGCTGTGTCTGGGTGGGGATGCACCGACCGTGCAGGACATGATCGAATACTACACCGAGCAGAACGAGGACGGAGAGGTTCAGAAGCCGACTTCGAGAACCGTCTACCGGTGGATTAAGGATTATGGTTATTCGCTGGATAAGAATAGTGGAAAAATCTTGAATGACACGACCTGCGACATGACCTGAAAGTTAAGGTTATGACGCTTGCGACACAACCTGTGACACGACCTTACGGTTCAGGTCATGTCGTTAGTGACATAACCTGCGACACGACCTGAAATTATGGTCATGTCGAGAGTGACGACACGACCATATATATACTACGTATATATTTTTGACAATGTCACAAGTGACACAACCAGGTGGGTCAGTGTGTGAACGCACTCACCATGTGAGGGGGCTTTGAAGGCGCCCCTCACAGATGGTTGGAGAGCGCACACACGACTGGACCCGTCGCGCGAGAGGAGAGAAGAAAATGGTAACGCAGTTTTTCATGGCGATGCGCCCGCCGACGTGTACGGCGCAGGAGAAGCAGGTGCGTGTGTTGCATGGCAAGCCGCAGTTCTATGAGCCGCAGGCGCTCGCCGCCGCACGCGCTAAGCTGTGCGCCTATCTCGGTCAGCACCGGCCGGAACAGCCGTATACAGGCGGCGTGCGGCTCGTAGTGAAGTGGCTGTTCCCGCGGGGGAAGCACCCGAACGGCAGCTACCGCACGACAAAGCCGGATACGGACAACCTGCAGAAGCTGCTCAAGGACTGCATGACCGCCGAGCACTTCTGGACGGACGATGCGCTGGTGTGCTCGGAGATCACGGAGAAATTCTGGGCGGACACGCCCGGCATCTGGATTCACATTGAGCCGGTGGAGGGCTGATATGGACTTTGAGGAGATGAACCAGCGGGCATACGACCGCAAACCCGAGCCGGACGGTCTGACACCCGCCGAGCGCATGATCTGGCTGGCGCTGCGGCTGCTGTATGAGCTGCATTTTCACGGCGGCCTGACCCGCGAGGAGGGCGTGGCGTATAAGCAGGAGCTGAAAAAAGATTACGAGCGTAACCTCGCGCAGGAGGCCGAGTGGCTGCGTGCCGGTACGGCAATGAAGCTGCTGCGGCAGAGCGAGAACCCCGAGGTGAAGAAGATCGTCGGGGAAGTTGAAACGATGTTTTGAGGAGGAGAACAATGGCAAAATGTAAATTCTGTGGACAGGGTGTGCGGACTGCACCCGTGTTCCATCCGGCCTGCTGGGAGCAGGCGGTGAATAAACTTGCAAGCAAGATCTGCGATGAGTATTGCAAGTTTCCGTTTGAGATGGACTATGAGGCGTTGGTAGACAAGTGCGAGCAGTGCCCGATGACACGGTTGAAAGAGTTGGGAGGGGAAGTATGATACTGGAACTGAAAAAGCAGGATATTTTGAATCTGACCAACGAAAGTAAGCGCAAGGCAATCCTTGCTGGCTGGCGGAGCTGGGCGGTCTGGTGGGACGTGCCGGAGATCGGTCTGACGGTGCGCCGACTGAACCTGCCGGACGGCAGCTTTTTCACCGCAAGCTGGTACGAGGGCGACGACTTCTTTCCTGGCGGCGGCACGCATAACGTCAACCGTCCGCGCTTCCACTACGGCGCAGGTCCGGGCAAGCTGAAAAGCGGCAGCGTTGCGGAAAGCGTGCTCACCGATAAACTCAAGGAGCTGCGGAAGGAGCTGCTGAGCCATGAAAACTGATGAACTTATCGAAGCCCTCGGACAGCTGAAAGTGCAGACCGGCTCTCTGGCCTGCCTCGGCTGCGGGCATGAGCACAATTGCGGGGTACATGGCTGCGCGATCATGCGAGAGGCTGCGGTGCGGCTGAGCCTGTATGAACACGCGCTGAAACAGGTGACGAAGGAGCGTGACACGCTGCTTGCGCAGCTCAAGCGCCTCGGCGGCTGCGAGACCTGCAAGAATAACCAGCCGTTCGGCGAAGATGACGGCCACTGCACCGCCTGCATGACCGGGCAGAGATTGAAGTGGAATGGAGGCTGCCGTGGATAAGGAACACAAGGCCGTCGAGCGGCTGCGCCTCGCCGCGGAGATGAGCGAAACCTACTACGCCAAGCCGCTCATCATCACCACATCGGGCGGTAAAGATAGCGATGCGTGCCTTGCGCTGGCGCGTGCGGCGGGCATCCGCTACGAGGTACAGCACAATCATACCACGGCCGACGCGCCGGAGACCGTCTACCATGTGAGAGAGACCTTCCGGCGGCTGGAAAATGAGGGTATCAAGTGTACCGTCAATCTGCCGACATATAAAGGTCAGCGCGTGACAATGTGGAGCCTGATACCGCAAAAACTCATGCCGCCGACACGCGTTGTGCGATACTGCTGTTCCGTGCTGAAAGAGCAGGGCGGCAAAGGCCGTATGATAACAACAGGCGTCCGCTGGGCGGAAAGCGCCAAGCGCCGCAAGAACCGCGGTATTTATGAGAAACAATCCGCCGTCATAAGCCGCAAAATCACAATCAGTAACGATAATGACGATACGCGGCGGCTGTTTGAAAACTGCCGATTGCAGGCAAAGCGCGTTTGCAATCCAATCGTGGACTGGACGGACAGCGATGTGTGGGATTACATTCGCTCCGAGCATATCCCGGTCAATCCGCTGTATGAGTGCGGCTTCCGCCGGGTCGGTTGCATCGGCTGCCCGATGGCGGGACGCGCCACAAGGCAGATGGAGTTTGCCCGGTATCCGACTTACGAGCGGATGTATATCCGGGCGTTTGAGCGGATGCTGAAGGCACGGCGAGTGCGGAATTTGCCAACTAAGTGGGAGACCGGTATGGACTGCTTTCACTGGTGGATGGAGGATGGCGTGCTACCGGGACAGATGGAATTTGAGGTGGAGGGAGACAGGTATGACGATTAACCAAGCTATACGGAT